GGATCTGGGACAAGGTGACGGGCAGCGCAAGCGCAGGATACAACGCCGCCACAGCCAAACACGCAGAGGGCGGTATCATGACAAGGCCCCATGTGGGGCTGGTCGCAGAGGACGGCGCAGAAGCCATCATCCCGCTGTCCGGAAAGCGCAGGAAGCGCGGCATCGAACTCTGGGAACAGACCGGGGAAAAGCTGGGCGTTCAGCCATACGCAAACGGCGGCATAGCTGGCGAACCAGAGCCGGACGAACCAGACCCGAATGACTGGAACCCGGACGGCTGGCCGGATTTACCAGACCCGGACGGCGGCAACGGCAGCCCGTCTCCCAGCGGCGGCGCAGAGCAGGGCATGGCGGCACTCCCACCAATCACGATACAGAACCTGACCTTTGAGGTCAACGTGGACGGAGCCGGGGCGCAGGACCCGCAAGCACTGGTGGAAACCATCAAGGAAAACGTCCGTGGAATGACGGACGAAATCGCATACCAACTGGCGATAGCGATTCAACAGGCATACGCAAACACGCCGACAGCGGCGTGGTAGGAGGTGGAGCGTGGATATTTACCTGACGAACCTGACAACAAGCGACAGGCTGCAATTCCCCATGCTTCCCCCAGAGGTGAGCGTGAAGATAGCACACCAATTCGCAACTTACAGCATCCTCCGCATCGGGGAAGTCAAAATCCCCAGCGGCACATCGGCTGACAGCTTCAGCTGGAGCGGCATTCTTCCGGGCGCAGCCCGGAGGAATGACCCGTACATCCGGGCATGGAAAGACCCGAAAGCCGTTTACAACTGGCTCAACGGGCTAAAGGTGGTAAACGACAAACCGATAAAGGCGCGGCTACTGATTACCGAAACGCCAGTCAACTGCGATGTTTACCTGTCCAATTTCACGGCAACGCCCACAGGCGGGTACGGGGACATCAACTACACCATAACGCTGGTACAGGCAAGGGACATCATCATCCGCAAGTCGGACAAAACAGCGATGCCTGTGCCGCTGAAGAACGCACCGCCAGCAGAAAACGCAGAGCGGACATCTCCCCCGCCAGCGCAGACCTACACGGTGAAAAAGGGGGACTGCCTGTGGTCGATTGCACAGCAAATGGGGCTGGGCGGGGCAAATTACGCCAAACTCTACGATGCAAACAAGGGCGTTATAGACCCAAGAAACCAGCAACACAGTATGCCGAAATACACCATTTACCCCGGACAGGTGCTGACGATTCCAAGCTGAAAGGAGGGCGCAAAAAATGGACGTGGATATCGCACAGGTGCAGTATTTTGTGGAACTGATAACCGAAACTGGGGACATCTACGAACTCGACAACGCCATCCAGACGCTTGCATGGGAGGAACAGGAGGGGCAGCTGGCGCAGAAAGCCACAATCACCATTTCCTCGCATTCCACCGAAAACGGCGCGCTCATCCGTTCCCTGCTGAAAATCAACCGCATCATCCGCATTCACGCCAACTGGGGCGCAGGGGTGCAGAAACTGTTCGAGGGGACAATCTGGGAATGGCAGTACAACCGTTCCGCAAAGCAAGACCACAGCATCATCGTCTACGACCCGATGATCCGGCTGCAGCAGAGCAAGGATTTTTATTATTTTTCCGCAGGAATGTCCACCCCCGCCATCCTCAACGCAATCTGCGGGGAATGGGGCGTGACGGTGGACTACCAGTGGAGCCAGCAGATAACCCACGAAAAAAAGGTGTTCAACTGCGAGACCGTGAGCGACATGATCATCAAACTGCTGGAGGAAGTCCGGCAGCAGACGGGAACAAAGTATGTCGCAATTTACAAGGACGGCAAGCTGGTCATAGCGGACTACGGCACAAACACAGACGTGTACCTGTTTGATTACCCCGCCACGATAAGCACCAGCGACAAGCTGAGCATGAACAACCTCGTGACGCGGGTGAAAATTCTCGGCAAGGCAGACGATGACGGGCGGTCGAGCGTGGAAGCCGTCATAGACGGCAATCTGGACTTCGGCGTTCTGCAGGAGGTCATCCGCAGGGATGATGACAAGGACATCGGCAAGGCAAAGACCGAAGCGGAGCAGACGCTGAAGGAGCGGGGGCAGCCGGAGGAATCCATCATGGTCACGTCCGCAGACCTTCCCTTCCTGCGAAAAGGCGATGCCGTGGAGGTGCAAGCCGGAAACCTGTCTGGGATGTTCTGCGTCCTCGGCGTTTCCCATAACGCCACCACAAAGCAGATGACTATGACGCTGATGCGCCAGCCCCCCGCAGCGTCAACAAGCGCAAAGAAGTAGGAGGAGCAAAAGCAGGATACGGGCTTCCAGAAAGGGGACGCAATCATCCTAAACGGCCCCGTTTATGTGGACAGCTACGGCAACGGCAAGGGGCGCACCTTCACCAATTACAAGTCCACGATTACCATAGTCGCGCCGCTTAACCGCCCCTGCCCGTACCATGTCGGCGGGATAGGCTGGGTGTACCCGAACGAAATCACAAAGGCGTAGGAGGTGGAGCATGGACGATACGATGGGCAACGAGGGAATCAACAGGCTGGCGGGTGTCCTGCAGGGCAGGATGAGCCAAATGGGAGACAAGCCGCAGGTGCTGGATTTCGGCGTGATCCAGGGGGACATGAGCCTCCTGACAAACCGATTCCCAAAGCCGATACCGCAGAAAGACTACATGGTGTGCAGACAGGTGACGCTGGGACCAACGCACAACATCCTCGCAAAGACGCAGGACATAGGGATGCCGCACAGCGGCTCCCATATCCACAAAACGCATGACCTCACCTGTGACCATCACGGCGGCAAAGTCACAGGCACAACGGGGGAAGCAACCAGTGCCGCACCAGACCCGCCCATCCCATCGGCGCGGACTGCTGGCGGGGACAGTGCGGACGGAATGCACCAGCACCACGTCCTGATCCCGGAGAAGATGCGCAGCATAAAGCCCGGAGACCGGGTGCTGGTGGCATGGGTGGGCGATGACGCTGTGGTGGTAGACCTCGTTCTCCCGGCAACCGCCGTATGACGCACACAGCGGCGCAGGAAGCCGCCCTCCCCCACCAGGGTATAAACAATCGGGCAGAGAGATAAAACGCGCCGCAGAGCCGCCCTGCCGCCAAATTCGGCACATCTGACGGGCGGCAGACAGGAGGGATTCAATGTCAAACAATTTATTCCCGGTTTTTGACGTTCCGTCCGCACTGGCAGGGGAAACGGAAACACAGAACAAATACCCGCCGGCCCCGATGTGGGATGTGGAAGCCGGGGACTTCGTAGCGGACGGAGCGAACAAACTGCTCTACGGCAGCGGGAAAGACGCATGGGTGCTGTGGTGTACCAAGTCCATCCTGACGCAGAGATGGGCGCACCTGGGCTACAACTCGAACGAGGGCATAGAAGCCGAGGAAGCGTTCAAAGAGCCGGACAGGAAAGCAACGGAAAGCGCGTTCGAGCGCACGATAACTGAAGCACTGCTGGCAGACCCAATGGGGCGCACCGCACAGGTGCGGGATTTCGTTTTCAACTGGGAAGCGGACAGCCTGTGGATTGAATGCGTGGCGGTCGGGACGGACGGGGACACGGCAAGCATCAGGGCAAAACTGAACACATAGCGAAGGAGGTGACATGGAGTGGCAGACGAATACAGCTACCCATACACGCCGCCGCCCTTTTTACAGGGGCAGAGCGCAGACCAGATACACAGCCGTATGCTTGAAAATCTGCCAGCCGATATAGACAAGAGCCAGGGCAACATCCCGTGGGATTTCACCCGCCCGTCTGCGCTGGAGAAAGCGGAGTTTGCGGAATTCACGATGAACGAGACCATAAAGCTGATTTTTGTGCAGTGGTCATACGGCGAGTGGCTGGATTTGCACGGGGAAAAGGTGAACTGCTTCCGCAAGCCAGCGAACCACGCAAGCGGGAAACTGGCGGTCACAGGAAAAGTCGGCACGATTATCCCGTCCGGCTACCAATTCGCAACCCCGGCAAACCTGACCGCAAGCGTGATTTTTGAAGCCGTTGGAGCGACCGTTCTGGACGGTACGCCGGACAGCAGCGGGCTGGTCACGGTCGAGATGGACATCCGGGCGGTTGACGGCGGTCAGATCGGCAACGTGGCGCGGGACACCATCAAGCTGATGGTGAAGCCGCTGACCGGGATCAGCTACCTCACGAACCCGGAGAACATGACGGGCGGTGTGGAAGCCGAAACGGACGATGACTACAAGAAGCGGATACTGGACGCAATGCGCAACGGCACGTCCATGACAGGCTGCAACGCAGACTACGTCCGCTGGGGAAAAGAGGTCGCAGCGGTCGGGCAGGTCATCGTAGACCCGGAATGGAACGACCCGTCCCTGCCGGAGAAGTGGCACTACACAGACCTGTACGGGAACGAGAAGTGCGCAGGAGCGGTGCGGCTGATCATCATCGACAGCAACGGCGTTCCGGCGAACCAGCAGATTCTGGATGCGGTCTACCTCCACATAGCAGGGACAGGCGAACGCGATCCGGCGCGGCTGATGCCCATCGGAGCGCATCTGACCGTGATAGCCCCTGCAGGGCTGACAGTGGACATCAAGGCAAACGTCCTGATTGATTCCGGGGAGGACATCGGCACGATTGAAAAACGGTTCCGGGAGAATCTGGACAAATACTGGCTGGAGGTCGGGCAGGAAGCTACGGACAACCCGGCAGAACACACAGGCTACATCCGCTGGGTGCAGGTCGGGGCTGTCCTCGCCAAAACCAGCGGCGTGAAGGATTATACGGGGCTGACAGTCAACGGCGGCACGGCAAATATCGCCATAACACAAGTGCAGTACCCCGTGACCGGGGAGGTGACGCTCAATGTCCAAGCCTGACCTTGATATTATCATCCAAAGCCCGGAAGCAGAAACATTCCTGGGAATGGTGACCAAAGGCTTTTACAGCAATTCCTACACCGGGCTGTGGATATACGAGGTCATCGGTCGGGAATGGGACGAAATGCGGGAATGGGCAGAGGGACTGCAGGACGAAATCCACCCGCAGACTTGCACATGGAGCGTACCCATCTGGGAATGGGTGTACGGCATCGAGCCGGACGAAACACTCCCGCTGGCATACAGGCGGCAGAGAATCCTCTCGAAAATCGTGGGCGTGAAGCCCATCAACCCGGAGGTCATCCGCAGGGGCGTGACCGCACTGATCGGCGGTACGGACGGCGAGGTGGAGGTCAACGATTTTGTGGAGCCGTACCGCTTCGAGGTGATCCTGCACCCTTCCGGGAAGAACCCGCTGAATTATGCAAAGATTTTCACCTACATCCGGGAGATAAAGCCCTCGCATCTGGCGTTTGAAGCGGCGATAGAAACCAAGGTGGACATCACGATAGAGGTGGACACCAGCTGGAATCTTGTCGGCTTTGGGCTGACGAACCAGTACCCATGCGGCACACGCCCGAACATCAATGTCAAGGCGCAGCTCCACGACCTTCTGGTAACGGTGGACATCGGCGAACTGGCGGCGGCAATTCAGCCGGATGCAGCAGGGACAGTATTTGCCAGCGGGAGCATTGAGAACCCGCAGAGAATGAACCCGCCCAGCACGGTATTCCAGCAGACGCAAACGGGCGTGGGCGTGGAGATTGGCGGCGGCGGTTACGCCGCAAAAGCCCCTCCAGCGTCCGAGGAAAGCGTGACCGGGCAATACCCGCACACAGCCATCAAGGGCGGCACAGCGGACACGGGCGTGACCGCAGAAATCGCTGGGGACGGATACCCGTTCACGGCGGACCCGGCCGGCACGAAGCCGGACCCGCAGACGCTGTTCCACACGGGCGGCGCAGTGGTGACCGCAGAGATTGGCGCAAGCGGGTACGCGGCGCAGGCTGACCCCGCAGGGACAAAGCCGCAGGAAGCCACGAAGCTGGCGCATAGGTCGGTGGAGGTCGCAACGGACATCGGCGCAGATGCGTACAGCGCACAGCACCCCGCTACGAAAGCCGCAGACAGCGAAGCCGGCCGGCATCCAGCCCCGCAGATACGCACAGCGGCGGGACAGGCGGCGGTCAGCCCGGAGATCGGCGCACAGGGCTACGGGGTAGCCGCTACGCCGACCGGGACAAAGCCGCAGACCCACCAATCGCTGGGCGCAGGTAG